ATCCGACACTACATCGGTAGTTTGCAACGCAATAGGCAATCGTTGCAGATACCTGGATATTTTTTAGATGTGAACGAATGGCAAGACTTGTATAACGAATTTAATCGGACGAATGTTCCGAAGGACGTAGCGGAAAAAGCGGCGAGAGAATATTACAAGCGTGGAAGTAATGCAAGATTTGCACCTTTCGCCGTTCTCGATGACATAGGTGTACGTAGCGCCACGACTGGATTCCGAGGGGACTTACATGCGTTAGTTAACTATCGTGTTTCAAACGGACTCCCAACAGTCTACACTTCGAACATTCATATCGACGAGTTGGAAAGCGTGTTTGATCGTAGGTTGTACGATAGAGTGCGAGATTTGTGCGTAGTGTTGCCGTTCGAGGGCGAATCGAAAAGGGGGATGCGGAGATGAAGAAACCGATGACACAAGAAGAAAAGCTATGGTTTTTTCGAGGCTTCCTTCACGCTGAAGCTACAGAGTTCGCAAAAGAATTTGATTATACCGTAGAAGAAGCAACGGAATTGTTATTACGTGAATTTGTTAGACGACACAGAATATCTAAGGGTAAGACGGAGGAAACGGAATGAAGAAGTATATTATCGCAGTATTTATGTCTTTACCAACGTGGTTTTGGCTAACGTATTTTTGCGGATTGAGTAATGTTGAATTACTTGCTACCGCTTTTATTCTCGGATTAACTTTCGGAATTTATGAAGCGGTATTAGAAGAAACAGAAAAGTAAGACCAAATTTGAATTTTATTAAGAAATGAGGTGGTACTGATTGAAGAAAGAAATATTTCAGTGGACAGGATTAATAATCTTATTGTTTACGGCTATATTCATGATATTCAAAATTGAATCTAGTAGACCACAGCAAGTTTATAAAATTGATTATGTTGACACCGAAAATCAAAAACGAACTATATATGCAGATGTTGTTTCGCAAGAAGACGGTTCAATTACTTATAAAGAAGTTAACAGTCATCATTATAAAACAATTGGCGGTCACTTCGAAGTAACTCCATACGAGTATATGACTTATGAAGAAATGAAAAAGTACGACTTTTCGAAATAAAACTAAACAAAAACGCTATTTTAGTAGAAAAGGGGAGATAAACATGTGGATGGTTCACGATTATGAAGAAGGTATCGTTTTAATTACTGATGATTATAATGCAGCGATAAAAGAATATAACAAGTACGTTAAATCAGCAAAAGCTTACGTACAAAACGATGGAGAGTTTGATGGTGAAGAAAGAGTAGTTCTTGCTAAGATAGATCGTCAAATATATGGGCAATCAACAGGTAGAACAATGCCAGGCTCTACATGGGATGAGTGGGATTGGAAAGAAGAAAAATACTAAACAAAAACGCTATTTTAATAAAAAAAGAGCTTGTGTCAGGGGACAAGCTCTCTTCAAAAGAAACACATAATTGAGATGTCTATATATTACCATTTATATTATTACGATTCCATACGTCTCATATTGAGAAATAAATTATAAGCACTTTAATAAAAATTTCATTTTGTAGAAAAGGGGAATGGATATGGATGAATTTGAAGCGTTTTTTACAAGAGTGGCGCAAGTACAGGGTGATCAAGAATTAACATGTAGTTGTAAAGAGTGTTACTGGAATATGTATTTTCCTAATCGTTCTAATTCGAAGGAATGCGTATCAGAAAGCTTAGCTGATTTTAAAATGACACCTAATTCAACTAAATGTAAAGGATATTGGGATTATACAGAAGCGTGTGGTCATCCAAAACGATAAAAGAGCAGCTAGCAAAAGCTAACTGCTCGGCTCCAATGGGGAACTGGAGAAAGATTGTATTTATAGTATTGACAGAATGTTGAGTTTTATTCAAGGGGTTACTAATTATGTAGGTTACACGAGAAGTCCTATTAACATCCAGGCTGCCCCGATCAGAATTAAAGTTTCGAAGGTAATCCAAAACTTTCTTTTTTCTGGTTTTTGAAATTCTTTAATTACAGAAAATATGGCACTTATTCCTACAAGAGTGAAAAGAGCAATTCGGATTGTTTCAGTCATTTGCCTCACCACCTAAGATTTGAATAGTTTAATTATATATTAATTACCATTTTATAGAAACTTAATAAAATAATCCTTTTATTAGAAACGGAGGCTAAACAATGACCACATATTCAACGAAAGAACAAGAAACGGTACTAGCGTACGACAACGAAACGAAGGAATGGAGCGCATACTCTTGCGTTCCTAAACACATTCGTAAACTAGTAGCCTTGGTTGGTGAGGAAAACGTTACAGTTATCGAAAGAGACGAAGAAGGAAAGCCGCTAGCGGTGAAATGTACGTTAGAAGAAAAGCAAGTAAGTATGAAGAAGGTACGCCAGTATAGCGAAGATCAGAAGCGTAGGATGGCGGAGAGAATGCGAGCGGTCCGAGGAAATATATAATCAATGACGGTCAGGATAGGCGAGCGTAATATAAGAGGAGGAACGGAATGAGGCAGACGAGATATCGAGCGATTTTTTGGTGTCGCATAGGACGTAAAAAGAGTATTAGAAAAACCAGTTTTAAGACGCTGAAGTATATACACCAAAAATATAAGAAGTTAGAAAAATACTAACTCACTAGAAACGGAGGGAAACGAATGAACTACGGAGAAATGCTTTTATCGAAAGTGGTAGATACCGCTAACCCCGTACAGCTTAACCATGTAACAGAACGAGATTTTGTTACAGAAGCGGAGCGTAAAGCGTTTCGTTTTATCCGCGAATACGTAGAAACGAATCGAGGAAAAACGCCCGACTTTCGCACACTAGTAGCAGAAGTCGACGGCTTCACTTACGTACCAAATGTCGAGGATAGTTTCGAGTATTTAACGAAACAAATCAAGTCTTATAGCGCTAAGATCGAAGTGATGAATCTTTTGCAAAACGAAGCGCCTACCCAGTTTGAGGAAAAAGACGGAAATAGTTTCCTAGAATGGTTGCGAGAAAAAGTAGACGGAGTTATAATTAGAACAAACGTTCGTGATAAGGTAGGAACAAGTTTAAAGGCTGATGCGAACAAGTTCTTAGAGGAATACGAACGTCGTAAGAAAGGTGAATCATACCGTATTTGGAAATCCCGTTTTCCATTCATCAATAAAGCGATAGGCGGTTATGTAAGCTCGAACGTTTACACAATCTACGGAAAGTCAGGGCGTGGTAAATCCGCAACGACTATCGAAGAAGGCGTAGAAATGGCGTTTCAAGGAGCGAACGTACTTATCTGGTTAATGGAAATGGGGTGGTTCGAAGGAATGGTCCGTTTATATACTTCGGTTTCCTCACGTATCGGTGCAACGGTAGCTGAGTTAGATGGCGTAAATTTAGAAGCAGGCTTTGATTCGAAAGCTGTTAGACACGGTAAACTATCGGAGGAATTCGAAGCGGGATTTAAAACGTTCCTAGCGAACATAAACGAAATACTACCGGGTAATATTATCGTACGGGGCGTAGACGATGATGACTTTCACCGAAGGGATTTACGTCAGCTAGAAGTCGATATCATAGAAACGCAGGCTGATGTTGTTATAGTCGATCCGTTCTATTACTTAGATTACGAAAAGAATACGTCGAAAACGGCAGGTGGAGACGCGGCGGAAACGTCTAAGCGCCTACGTAGACTAGCCGGTAAGACAGGCGTGGTGATGTTCGCAATTACACAAGCGGACGAAGTAGACGAAAAAGAAGACGATGACGGTCAACGTGAATTACGATTACCTAAACGTAGCGAGGTAAAGAAAACGAAAGCGCTTTTAGAGGATGCCGCGTTATTGATAGCCGTGGATACGGACGCCAAGCAAGGCCGTGGCATGATCGGTATTAATAAAGGCCGTGACGGTGGCGAAGGTGAATCCGCTGAAATAATTTACATGCCGCAGATCGGCGTTATTAAAGAGTTTCCCACCGGCGAACAGGCAGCGAAGCAATTTACTTCGGTATTCTAGGAGGGTAACGAATGGCAACGATTAAGATTCGCGGACAAGACGTAAACGTAGACATCGAATACGAACTCCGGCAACATACATGGACTAATGAACGATGGTCATCTGATAAACTGATGGCAGCCTCACCTTTCAGGTACGAACACACACCGAGCTTCTTCGTTAACTTAGACGGGGATTACGCTGGCACATGGAAAGACTCAGGCGCATTTGATAGCGAATGGGAAAGCGGCAACTTTACCAGATTGTTATCTTATTTACGAAATGAAACGTATGAAGAAACGGAAGACTATTTACTCGAAATGTACGGTGTTGAATACAGTTACGATAACCTCGTACTCAAGCCACCGAAACTCCGCATTGAGGGCGAACGCAAGCCCCTCGATTTTGGTCGGTTGCAAAAGTATGCGTTTAGGCATCCGTATTTAGGTGATCGAGGTATTAGTGAAGAAGTGCAACAGCAAATGAAGATCGGTTACGACCGTTTTAGGCAGGCGGTTGTAATTCCGTGGTTTGATACAAACGGAAGATTGGCGAATATTAAGTATCGGAAAACGCGCGGCAAAGCGTTTTGGTACGAAAAGGACGCAGTTCCAATAGGCGACTTGATATACGGATTGAACATCGCTTACAGACGTAACATTAAACGAGCAGTATATTGTGAAGCGGAAATAGATGCGATGTCGTTTATGACGGCTGGGGTTTTCGGATTGGCAAACGGAGGTTCGTCGTTTAACGCGAAAAAAGCGGAACTAATATTGAAGTCGCCAATAGAAGAATTAGTTATCGTGGCAGATAACGACCCGGCGGGCGAGAAACTCCGAAAAGAACTTGAGAAACATTTGAACGGGAAAATACGGTTGACAAATGGTTATGTAAGTAGTTTTAAAGATGCGAATGAAGCGTTGGTAAATGACGGAGTAAAGGCGTTACATGCCGTAGTTGGTAATGCAGAGCCAGTTCGATTAAGATTATTATACGTGAATTCACGTAGGTGCGGTCGGAGGGAAGATACGAAATCTCCCCGTTAATTAGATGTTATTCCGTTTCCCATGTTTCCCAGACGTACAATTCTTCGATGTCACAATGTAGATAAGAAGCGATGTTTTTCGCTCGTTCCACATTCGGTAAATTACGCAAGCTGACATAATCCGTTATGGATTGCGGTGTTACGCCGATTCTTCTAGCAAGTTCAGCTTGTGTAATGCCGTTTTTCTTACATAGTTCGGGAATACGGCACCTTCCGACTTTATACGATGTAATCACCTCCTTTCTCATATCGGAGGCTTAAAAACTTTTACTCTTCAGTACTCACAATTTTAACTACTTTTTCTATAGGTACGTCTAGACGTAAACAGATATCTTCTATTGTACTTAAATTAACAGACATCCCTTTGTTAATGTTTGCGATTGTTCTTGAATTAAGAATTGTACCTCTTAGATCACTGATCACCATTTCTTTTTCTTTTAGTGTCTTATGTAATGGAGAGTAGTCAATCATTTTTACACATCCTCAAAAATTTTCTCAACCCAATCTTTGTTTACAAAAGTAAACATTGGAATTATAATTATATTATACCAAAATTTTCTTATACAGCATAGGAGGGTTTTCAAGTGCCGGGGTTTCATAGAGAGATATGCGATACTATTAATGATCGAGATGATATAACATTTTCAAGCGTTGCAGAAAAAATAGAAGCGTCAAAGCAATGTATGTCTAAATTTAAAAAGGATGGGACCATCGGGTTTAGAAAGCTCTTGAGACTCTCCTATTATGTTTTTCCAGACGAACAACGTGAGAAGATGGAGAAGTGGTGTTTACAATTAGATTCTGCTGAGTCAATACAACAAAGTTTTGAGTACGCAGCAATAACTAGAAACGTTACTTTGTTAAAGAAGTTACTTAAGTTACATAAAAAAGAGAAAGGTGTAATAGGTGACTACGTAAATGTTTATAATATAATTTACAAATATATGAATTATGACATTGAAGGGTATGAAATAATAGAAAATTTAAAAAATATAGATTATACAGAAGATGCGACGCTTAGAATTTTAGTAAATATACTCAAATGCTATGACTATTTCGCAAAGAAAAAGATTCACCTTATGCTGGATTTAGCTCTAGAAGTAGAAGAGATGATAAAAAAATTAAGTAATAGTCGTAAATTATTCATCAAAGAATGTTACCTCCATAGGCTAGCTGAAATCTTAGCTCCAATTTATCTACATAGAAATGAACTAGAGTTAGCAAGACATTATTCTTCTTTAATTATTAATGCAAATATCTGCGCGAAAACCGTTTCTGATGCGTCATACTATTTAGGGATGACGTACTTGATTGAAGATAAAGAAAAATGTATGAAATATCTTCAAAAAAGTCATGATATCGCTAAAACTATCGGGATTAAGAATTTGATTAACCAGACTAGAGATAACCTAGATTATGTTAAAATTTACCTGAGAGTACCTCTTGGAAGGGATTCGGACGCGAGACTTGTGATGTATCAGAATAATACAAGGAATATAAAAATGATTGACGATTATATAAAAGAGAGAGGTGAACGAGATTTTTTATTGATGTATCGAGCTTGCAGTCAAGAATCTCTGCCAGAGCTGTATGAATGCTTCCAACGTTTCTTTTCGAATTCAAATTTTTTCTTCTCTAGTTTAATTGCTAAAGAAATCTTCAATAGAGGCGATCATTCCATGATGACTCAGATGTTGATTAACTTTAAATCACAAACGGTAAAAGGAGAGGTTCATTTTGAAAAAAGTTTTATTAGGAGTTTCCGCAGTTTTAACACTAGTTTTAGGGGTATTTGCGCTTAACGGATTTGCAAACGCAAAATCTGATAACCAACAATATAAAGCACAAGAAACTAGACCTGGCGGTTAATTGTTAATTAAATAAGATTATTGAGGGCGGTCTTATTGATCGCTCTTTTTTTTGCGCTTAGAGAAATGTTTACTAAAGTATACAAACTATAAATTCGAGTACTTAGTGTACTTTGCTAAATCTCCCATGGTAATATGCTACAATTTGAACATTAGCAATAAACGAAAAACTTTTATCAAAAAAAAATAAAAAAATATGCGCGGGTGTGGAAATTTGTGCGTCAAACTCTTTGTAAGGGGGAATTGATAATGCAAGATGAACGAAAATTAAATATTAACAAAATTGCTAACGAGTATCTAAAAACCAGTGATGAATCTAGGTTTAACGATCTCTATATTAATTTAAAAAGAGAGTATCGAAATAAAGTCGATTACTGGAGTGCAAGTACATATTTAGCAACAAGACATGATATTGAGGCATTGTTTGATGATGTAATATTAAACGTGTTAAAAACTTTACGAGAAAGTAACGGCGGCGATTTTGTAAATTTATTTTCTAGGTCACTAAAAAATATGTATATTTCGCTTTTAAGGAAATTACGAACCAGGAGGAAACGAGAATTCTTATACGATGATAAAACAACGGATAAAGATTTTATATATAGTGACACATTAGTTGAGGGAGAGTGGTCATTCTCCAACAATCCAAGCGACTTCGATTTAGAAGAACATGTTACAAAAAAGAAAGAAGCCGACCAGCGTGAGCTAATCGACTTCCTTGCAGACCCTGAGCAGGTCAATGACGAGACAACGACGGCGATCGTTGAAACGTTTATTACGAATGATGGACCAACAACTCCGACGGCAATCGGAAAGAAATTGGGCCTTCATCATTCGACAGTGATTCGCAAGCTCGAACGCCTGGCAAAGCGTTTCGACGAAAGACAATTCGGTGACTACCGAGATTATCTTCTTGCGTAACTCAAATAGTTTATGCGCTTAGGCATTGCGCATAGACCAGTAAATCATAGAACGATTTTTATGACGTACAGAGGGGGCTAAACGCTACCCTTTGTACTTACAACTAACCGACTTGGCAGGTCGATCAATTGCAATACTTTTGCTTAACGTTAAAGCAAGTTAACTTAACTTACCTTAATTAAGCGGAAGTCCCCCGATAGGGCTTCACTGTCATTATACAGTATTAACAAGGTACGTACAATTTAATTCTTTTTAAATTCGGTCGACATTATCTGTCATATTACGTTTTATTACGATATTAAAAGATAACATAATGCACGTCGATATAACGTCATTACCCGTCGTTTTCAACACCTCCCCCGAATATATACAACGGGTAGTGGCGTCATATGGGCGTTTAGCATTCCGGCACAGATGCTTTTCGTTCAAAAACCGATTCATGTTTTCAGTTTTCCACGTTGGCAATGCCGACTACCGATGTACTCCCCCACGTCGGTATTACGTAATTCATATTCGTTAAGCGTTGATAAGCGATGAGTTACGTAATACGGGCGTGGGACTAACCCAAGCTCGAATAATTAACGAAGGAGTTGTTTCAATGGCACAATTTAAAAAAGGTGCAGCAGCTTTAGGAGCGTTAAATACACAGTCAGAAGGAGGTAGTACACTTAGCGCAGAGTTTGCGAAGTTTAATGTAGGTACTACGTACAAGGTTCGTGTACTTGGAACAGAAGATTTAATTCAGTTCTTTAGTTATGGAATCTTTAAGAAAGTAAATTCTTTCGTAGCGAAAAATCCGTCAGTACGTAATGAAAAAGGATTTGTTGAAAGCAACCATACGGCGTGGGATTTAGCGGCGCAATTTCATTATGATGAAGCGAAGAAACTTGAAGAAGGCGGCGCTGATCAAAAAGTAATTGATGATAAAAAGAACGAAGCATATAAATACGTCGGCAAAGAACGATATGCACTAGGCTTTATCAACTTAGAGGACAGCAAGGAAATCATCATCGATTTAAGTCGTAATCAAGCGAAAGAAGTATACGCAGTTATCGCGAAGTACGAAAAGAAATTAGGGCGACTGGCTTTCGAATTATCGAAAACGAACGCCACAGGCCTCGCGAAAGATACAAAGATTACGCTAACTCCATTTATCGATATGGAGGAGGATTTAACGGATAAAGAGCGTGCTAACTTTGCTAAGTGGGATGATAAAGAATTTAACGCTAAGTTATTCGATGGATTACTGTTCGAAGCAGATGAGAAAACGCAAATTGAAAACTTAGTCGCAGCAGGCTTCGACATTTCTAAAATCGGATTGACATTAGAGAACGGCGGTAACGAAGCACCTAGTGACGAAGGTACACCAATCGAAATTGATGATGATTCACTACCGTTCTAAGGAGGGCGCATATGGCACACGAAACAACAATTAAGGGCGGTTGCTCGGAATTACGAGTAGCCCTCGCGCTCTTAAACCTCGGTTGGGAAGTAGCAAAACCGCTCATCCCGGAGGTTTACGACATAGTAGCGCGTGATCCGATTAATAAACAGTGGTACAAAATCCAGGTAAAAACGATTCGCATACGTCATGATAGGGACGGCGCATTAGTAGTACGAGCAACAAAGGGAAACGAACAGGCTTATACGTCTGAAGATTGCGAATATATCGCAGGCGTCGAAGGTGACCGAGTATTCATGTTCGAGTGTAATGGACAACGTGAGTATTGGGCGACGGAGACTAGTGCGAGCCAACGTTGGATTGAGTTAACGGCAGTTAGTGAAGAAACGGAGGCAGAATCAGTTGACGCGTGAGGAACTCGATAAGTTAATAGATCAATTTTACGGAGTATATGACGAAGATATCGATGATTATGACGGAACTGGCGTATATGAAGAAAAGCAGGAGCTAGCAGATTGGGCATTGGTTAATGTTCCTAAATTATTCGAAGCGGTATCAAATTTATTGAAAAACGGGGAGGACGAATAATATGGCAAAGTTAGATAACGTGAAAGTAGTTAATGAAAATACGGTGGAATATAACGGGTTTGTTTACGAGTTTACTAACGGACATGCTACAGATAACGATTTAGTCCGATTTAAAGTAGGGTATTGTGATATTGACAGCGGATCATTCTACGAAGTAAACCGAATTGACTCTTACGGCGATGTAGAAATTTTAGATAACGATATGGATGAGCGTTACTTTGATGCAGATGATTCTGATTTCGATGTATTCCGTAAATCACACGCAATCACTAACGACAAACTAACTGACGCGGAAGGCGTAGTAACAATCACTTTGCCTGACGGAACTAAACTCGAAGGTACTCCGTCTGATTTAGAAAAGATTACTCGTAGTATGCAGGCGTTGCAAAATGAGCAGGTATCCTCGGTGGAACTACCAGAAGAAGCAGTCGAAGTAAAGGGCGAAAGTGAGTCAGTGTCAGAACGATTACAGGTCGGTGTTTATGCAAAACTAATTGTTGGCGGTAATGGGTATTCAAAAGCGGGCGATGTTATAAAAATCGTAAAAGATGATGAAAGCGTCGTACCATTTAAAGGCGAGCATCTTGACGAAAAATATTCCGGATGGCATTGCGAAGACGATTTAGTAAAAGCAACCGACGAAGAAGTCCTCGTAGCTAAGCAAGCGTTATTGGAAGAAGGCGACTTTGCGAGGGTAGTTGCAAATACAGCAAATCACCGTTTTGAAATTGGTACAGTAGTAAACATAAGAAGTTACCGTAGCGAAAGTGATTCGTTTACAGCGTATTACCTTGACGAATCAGACTTCTGGGCAGTTTATCGTCGGGACCTCGAGCCACTAACGGTAGAAGAAGCGGAGCACATCTCCCGTGAAGCTGAGGAAGAAAAGAAAGCGAAGGCAGAACGTGAGGAGAAAGAAGCGAAGCGACTTAAGTGGGCGGGTATCGGTCGTGAGGTTGGTGAGTTGCGTAATGGTGATGTCGTTCAATTTAACGAAGATACTGGTGCGGGAGATTTTCCGGAAGGTTCATTGGCGATTATTGCAAACGTAAATGGTGAAGATTTTAGTTTTGGTGAACACAACGAGTTTATCGGAGATTCCAAATGGGTTGAACTAATTGTACCAGTAGAACAACGCTTCAACAAAGCGGAGTAAACGATGCACATTTGCGAAAATTGTAGCGCCGTACTCAACCGTAAAGAATTCGTATATGACGATCGCGAAGGTAATTCATTTTGCGACAAGCGGTGTTTTAGAGATTGGGCCGAAGACAATCATATCGTTATAGCAAATTTTTATTACCGATTAAATTGCAAGGAAACGGGGCGGTAAATATGACGCCAAAGTTAACGTTAAATCTAAAAATACCAGGTGCTGACGATGAAGTGGCGACCAAAGAACGTGTGGCAAAAGCGGTCGAACGAAAGGCAAAGGCGACCGAAACGATGGAAGACGCGTGGCAACGGATTCTATCGATGAAGAACAACGAGTCTGATAGGCAGAGACTTGCGGAAGTAAAAGAAGCGATGACGAAGGGCGAAATTGGTCGTAGCCCTTCCGACCTCGCTAAACGTTTTAGTAAGGCGGAAGCTTTACGATTATGGAAAGTGTTACACGAGCGAAAGCGCGACAATAAAATACGTGAAATGGTGTTGGCAACGCCAGATAATTACGTATTAGTTACCGATGGCAAGGTACTGAAACAGATGTTAGACGATATGAAAACGTCTGATTTAATTGGATTTGACTGTGAGACTTTCGGAGAGGAAAACGGAGCATTAGACCCGTGGAAAGGTGACATAGCAGGCTTTTCGGTAACAACGCGAATTCACAACTACTATGTACCATTAAATCACGAAGAAGGCCCGAATTTAAGTGAAGACGTTTTATTACAGTACGTTAAGCCTGTATTAGAGCAAGTAAAAACCGTAATGCACAACGCACCTTTCGATTGTAAATGGTTTATGCAGCGTTACGGAATCAACTTAATTGATAACTTACATGCGGACACAAGAATAATGGCGATGGCGCTAGACGAAAACCGAAACCACCGATTGAAGGATTTAATAACGGATTGGTTACGTCAGCCAAGCGATAATTTCGATGAACTATTCGGTAAAACTCCGTTTAATGAAATACCGTTAGATGTAGCTTTAGTATACGCAGCGGGCGATACGGAGAAAACCTTAAAACTTTATGACTGGATTATGGAATGGTTTGACAAACGAGAGGATTTACAAGAAATCAAGTCGCTCGTTTTTAACATAGAGATGCCTGTATGTAGGCAGTTTATTAAGTCAGATTTAATCGGTATCAACTTCGATGAAGAGAAAGCAAATGTATTAGACGAACAATTGGCAGAAGAGGAAGCGCAAATACAGCGTGAGATATACGAGTTATTCGACGAAGAAATTAACTTAGGTTCACCGGTTCAATTAAAGAAAAAGTTATTCGTAGATTTAAAGTTACCGGATATAGAGAACGGATCAACTGGCGTAAAAGCGTTGAAGAAGTTGAAAGGGAAACATCCCGTAATTTCTAAAATTCTCGATTATCGAGGCGTCAGCAAACTACGCGAAGCATTTACGCAGAAATTACCGAAAGAAATTAAACACGATAACAAAATACATCCGTGGCATAACACGTACGGAGCGGCGACAGGACGGTTTACATGCAAATCGCCAAACACCCAGCAAATACCGGCGAAACGTCCAGAGATACGCCACCTGTTTACATCGAGTGCAGGTAAAATACTCGTTTCTATAGATTACTCGCAAATTGAATTACGTGTCTTGGCGCATATGGCCAAAGAACCGGAACTAATCAAAGCGTTCAAAGAAGGGCGCGACATTCACTCGACAACGGCAGCGATGATTAGTAACGGTAAATATACGTATGAAGATATCGAAGAAAATAAAGATACAGACGGTTCACCTGAGCAGAAATTCCGTAAGCAAGCTAAGGTTGTTAACTTCGGTATTGTATACGGAATGAGCGACAAAGGGTTAGCTGATACGTTAGGCATTACGAGAGCCGAAGCGCAAACAATTATCGATAACTATTTCAAAGGTTATAAAGGGATTCAACGATATATGGACGAGCAGAAACTATTGGCTCGCAAGCAAGGTTACATTACAGATATTTTCGGTAGGAAACGTCGTTTACACACTGAGTACAAGTCGAAAGACCGTTTCTTACACTTCCGTGCGGATCGTATGGCTGGTAACTTTCCGATTCAAGCGTCGGCCGGTTCGATTTTAAAGAAAGCTATCGTAGATTTACAGCCCGTACTATCGAAACATAACGTAGATATTTTACTCCAGGTACATGATGAATTGTTATTCGAGTGTCCGAGAAATATTTCGAAGGAAGCGTTATTCGAATTAAAAACTACGATGGAAAACGCAGTTAAATTACTAGTTCCCGTCAGATGTGACGTTGAGATAAATCCAGAACGATGGTTAGAAAAAGTAAGTATCGAAAAGTGGTTTAACGAAGAGGAGGAAACGGAATGAAGTTAAATACTATTTTGCAATATGTAACGATTATTATTTTTTCAATCGTCAATCCATATCTAACGGACTACAGTTGGTGGTGCCTGGTTCCAGCTATCTTGTTAGGAGTATACGGTGGTCTATCATATAGTGCAGGACGAAAGGATGGTTTGAATGCGGGAGGAAATTAATTTATCCGAAGTACCAACGAAAGAACTAAGCGAAGAATTAGCGCTCCGACAAGGCGTAATCACCGTCCAAGTCGAGCCTTACGAAAAGATAGAGGTCGGAGGAATCGTGGTTAGCGGACCGGCAATCGTTTTAATAAATCAAGACTAATAGGAGGCGTTGAAATGACTATGTATGAAGTCGTTGATATAGATCGAAATACAGGGAAACAAGAAGCAGATTCCTTACGTATTGGACGTCGTTATTACCTAGGTATTCTAGAAGAAGGAGCTCGAGCGGTACTTCCTCATGTAGACGATCAAACAAAAGCGCTATTTACATCTCCTGTGACAGTTATTAAACGTTCAGATAACGGAAAAGAAATTGTATTTACTACGAAGCATACAACGTACACACTTCGAAAGGTGGTCGATGACTTATCGTAACGAAAACTAACGCAGCACAATTACTACGTCAGAACACGCAAGAAACATTCGCTTATGAGATTGCAGAGGAATTTCGTAACTTCCTCGAAACGTGGCATTCATATTCGGAGCCTTACGACACGCCTTTAGACGTTTGGCTCCACGAAATCTATGCGAAAGTATTAAGCAAAGGCGGTTATTTAGATTATCGAAGCCTACCGTATTTCTCACCTTCCTCGGCGAATAGCTGTCCGAGGGAGCTTTACGAAAAGGCGTTACGTAGTCCACGAGATCAAGCCGAAGTCAAACCGTGGCAAAGACGCTGGCAATTCATCGGTACTAATATCGGAGATGCAATCCAACGTGATATTTTACTAGCGGAACGACATTACGAAAAGTATACCGGTGAGAAACCACGTTTCAGAATCGAACGCACGAAAGACGGTTACCCAGCGTTTGAGGATTTTGTTAAGACTCGTAAGGTAATCGAGCATAATGGCCAACGTTTTTCATTAATCGGTACATGTGACGGCATTTTAGAATACACCGATGAGAATGGCGTAGTTACACGCGTCGGACTCGAAATTAAATCGAAACAGACAACTTACAGTAAAACTTCTGAATATTCACTGCGCGAACCTGGTGCTGACCACGTCAAACAAGTTACATGCTACTCGTTAATGTACGATTTAGATTACTACGTAGTGCTTTACATGAACGCATCGAAGAAAGCATGGAATATGAGCGAAGAGGATTACGCAAAGTATCCGGATTTCAGAGCGTTTGGTGTTGCGATAACGGACGACATGCGTAACGAAGTCTTAGATAAGTTTGCTAGTATCGTAGCGGCAGTTAAAACGAAACAGCCTCCGAAACTAGATATTGAGCATTGGACATTTAACAATTACAAGTCAGCGTGTGCTCAATCGTTAAGCGACGAGGAATACGAAGAAATTAAAACGCAAGTCAGTCGAGTGAAACGTTCGAGTTTATCAGATACGAAGAAAGCTCCGTATATTGGGGCGTTGGAGTTTATCGATAAAGTACGGGAGGGAATGTAATGGGTTATTACACGGACCATACGCTACAAACCACAAACGCTAATACTAGTAAAATACTAAGCGATTTATACGAAAAGATAGAAGGCGGGTTTTTAGACTTTGATACTGAAATTTTCTACGCAGTAGACAGGAACGGTGAGTTTTATGATTCTACTAAATGGTACGACTATGAAACGGAAATGTCTGCAATCTCTCGTTTGTATCCTGACGTTATTTTTGAACTAAGTGGTGAAGGAGAAGAAGCTGGTGACTTGTGGAAAGCATATTTTAAAAACGGAAGGATTCAACGATGTCCCGCAAAGATTACCTACGACGAATACGACGAAAGTAAATTAAAGGTCTTATGACGATGGCTCGAAGTAAAAAAGCCTTTCGTGTATTATCAATCGATACGAGTTTGGGAAGTCCAGGAATCGCAGTCATAGACGTAATCAATGGGAAGCCAAAACTAATCGACGTCTCACACGTTAAAACAAAATCGACCGAACCAATCGCTTTACGTACGAAAACTATCGAAGCATGGGCGCACTTGTTCATACGCAAGTACGCGCCCTACGATTTAATAGTTCGAGAGGGATTCGCTAGTAAAATACCACATACGAACTATACGGTGTTTAGCGCTTGGAATGCCGTGGATCGTGCGTTAAATGATTTCGGTTTGAAAGTCGATGATAGTATCGGACAGGCTTCCGTTAAAAAGAAACTACTCGGCAAGGGACGTGCGGAAAAGGAAGAGGTCGAGGCTGGCGTGAGGCGATACGTTGAGTGGGGCGAATTTAAGACGAGTGATGAAAGCGATGCGTGTGCGATAGGGCTAGCGTATTTACTCGATAAAGGGATTATTGCGAAGGAGGGAACGGAATGAGAGTTAAATGGGAAGGCGAGATTTTCACCGTATTAGAACAGAGTGGAGATTGGTATGCGTTTGAGACTTATAACGGGGTAGTTGAAGTACACATTGACGATTTGGAAGAAGTAGAAATCGAGTGCAGGATTTGTGATGAAGAAAAGTGGGTTGAATCCGGTACGTGGGCGTTAGATAAAGGCATGTGTGAAACGTGTTATTGCGAATATGAGGGATGGTGATTATCTTGGTTAAAGTTAAACGATTGCATGAAGACGCAGTAATTCCGCAGTACGCGAAACCTGGGGATTCCGGTTTTGATTTAGTAGCGGTAGAAGACGTAATCATCGAACCAGGTGAAACGAAAGTGATTCCTATCGGGCTAGCGTTCGAAATCCCGATAGGGTACGAAATGCAAATACGTCCTCGCAGCGGGATTTCTCGTAAGACTAAATTACGAGTGGTGTTAGGCACTATCGATAGTGGATATAGAGGAGAAGTTGGTGTGATTGCAGATAACGCATCGATAATTGAATACTCATCACAACCAAGGTTATTAAAGGGAGCGTTTGTTGGAGATAACGACTTCAATGTTACTAAAATGACTAAATATGAAGTAATCAAGATTAGTAAAGGTGATCGGATTGCACAAGGAGTAATCGCTCCTGTATCGCAGGTAACTTTCGAAGAAGTCGAGGATTTATCGGAAAGTGAACGAGGGGAAGGCGGATTTGGAAGTACCGGAGTAGTCAACAACGAAAATGGAGGCGTTAATTAATGAATATCCCATACGTAACGTTTATGAAACACGCAGAAAAGGTAACGAAAGGTATGTCGGCAAGTAGACCGATTTTAAAAGGTGTGCAACATAATTCTGACGGATCACTTGTTGTAACTGACTCACGCCGTCTTTACATCGCAAATAATGGACACACAAACGAATCAGAATCCGTAATCAATCCGAAGACAGGTGAGGAAATTGACGGTAATTATCCTGATGTTTCTCGCCTGACACCACTTAAATGTGACGCAAAGTTTACCACTTATATTAACGTAAAACAGATGGTAGATGCACTTAACGTGTTACTGAAAGCGAACCAAGTTCACGATAAGAAAAAGACATTGACCACTCTAGAAGTAACGGACGATAAGGAACTTGTATTTATCGTATCTAATTACGTTATCGATACGACATATAAGACAGGTAGTCGCATTACAGGAGATGCGCAAACTATTACGTTTAATACTAAGTACCTTATTGAAGCATTACAGTTATTTAAAGACGTTGGATTCGAAGAAGTCGAGTTTAGATCGTATGGCTCAGAAAGACCGTTTACTCTTACGGCAGGAAAAGACGATGAATTATTAGCGTTAATTTTACCGGTACGAACTGTTTAAAGGGAGGGCGAATAGATGAGAATAAGGTTACTGGCTCACACTCAATTAAGCGAAGAGTTTTACGATAGTTTCGACATATACAACGAATTTATTGAAATTAAAGGTAACGAGTTAGATAG